TATCATCAACCCAACCTGATATTTTCCCCCGGAATCCTGAGATTGTACCAGACCAATCGGTATCAAATAAAGCATCTATAGCACTGGATACTGTTTCAACAATGCTTAAAACGGAATCAAACACTCCTACAAACAATCGCACAATAGATCCCCCTGTATCATCCATAACATTTAGAAAAAACTCTGCAAACGTAGCAATTAAATTCCACAGAGACGCAAAAACATTGTGACCCACAGCATATATAAAGCCAAAGGTCGATCCTACAGCAGTTCCTACCTCCTGCATACCAAACCCCATTTTGTGAGCAGCAATCAATGCCGCAGAGAGAACAGCTATAAAAAGTAAAATTTTCCAATGTGTTATCCCCCAAGCTGCAGCCGATGCCAATGCACTGCCTACATGGGCCGCACCAGCTAAAATAGCCTTCCCATTCAGAATAACAAGCGCCACTCCTATAGCTGCCAATATTGGCAAAATAAAATCAAGATTGTTAGATACCCACAAAGCTACCTGACCTACCGTGGATAAAGCACCTACACCCACTTGGGACAAAATCGTAAACAGGTTAATTACCTGCATAATTGCCTGTTGACCTTCGTCAGAATTTAAAAATTCGCTCCACCCGGAGAAACTATCCTGCAAGCTCTTTTGAATTGCATTTTTTCCCATGGTAAAGGCTTCAGCTAATGTCATCGGCATCTGCCGAAACTCTGCGTCAATCTCATCTGTTGCTTTCAGCATCGCATTTTTTACAACTTCTGCCGTTATCTTCCCCTCTGATGCCAGTTTTCGGATCTCACCTATATCCTTTCCCAGATAATCTGCAATCGTCTGGATAATGTTTGGCGCTGCCTCAAAGATCGCGTTCAGCTCCTCTCCCCGCAGTACACCAGATCCCAGGGCCTGTGTCAGCTGCAGGGACGCAGAAGAGATCTCCTGCTGCGAAGCACCTGCAATTTTAAACTGCTTATTCATATTTTCTGCAAACTGGACTATTTCCGCACTGGATGAAAATGCATCGCCTGCACGTTGGCCAAGGCCAGAAACCACCTGCGCTGTTGTAGCATACTCTGATCTGGTACGCTGGGCCGATACATAGATCATATCCTGTAATTCGGCGGTAGACTGCAATCCATCATTCATCAGGTTTAATCGGGCAGTGATCTGCATCTGCTGATCGGCTACACCCAAAAAAGACTTTGCCAGACTAACTGCTCCAGTTGCTATAGCAATTTTCCGAAATGTCCGCAGCAGATTGCCGGCTGCATTGTTTGTCCTCTTCGTTTCCTCAGTATGCCGATGCTGGTTCGCCCCGATCTGCTGAATTGTCTGGTGGATCTCGTTCATTCCCTGCACAGAGATGTACTGAAGCGCATCAGACATCCGGTTGATACTCTGCGTCACTCCATCAATGGACTGTCTGGTTTGCACCGCTTCCTGCGCGATGGAAGTCTGAAGCGTTCTTCCGATGCTTTGAATAGTTCCATCCAGATGCTCCATTTTTGCGACAGCCGAGGTTCCAAGGGAGAGGAACTGGCTAAATGATGCGCTGAATCCATCTGTCAATACTAATTCTTCCCGTATCTGTCCCATGTTCTCCCCCCTATCATTTCTTGGTTTCCTCGTGGAATCGGGTCATCATTGCATGCATCAGCAACTTTTCATTTGTGCTTCTGCGTTCCAAATCCTCCGGGAAGATGCCGAAGGAGACGAAAGCGAAATATGCCAATTCCGTCTCCAGGTCACCTTCCTTTAGGAGTTTTTTGCCTTTTTCAGCTTCTCCACCGCGTCTTTCATATCGTTAATGTCCATAACGGCATCTTCTACAATCTTCTTCTCACCGGGAGAAAACATAATACCTGGAACATCCAGCGGATCCATAACACCATAGTACTGGCATACTTCGGAAGCCTTCAAATTCGGCTCCACCATACTCTCCACAATCATGCGATCGCCAAATTCCTTGGCATTCATCTGCCCTTCTTCATCGGTGCACCGCTGCATGATCGCATCGCTTTCTCCGGCTGCAATGCACTGGATCACAAAGGGTACCGGATTTCCCTCTTCGTCTACAAACCTATCCAGAATCAGTTCCCGGGTCTTTCCAGCCGGTGTCGGTCTTAAAAACGCACTTAATTTACTCAAAATCTTTCTCCTCCTAACTGCTCCGGTGCATCTTTAAAATGCTGGAGCGGCTCAAAATCTGTAAAGTTAAACGAAATCTCCGCCTGCAGATTGGACGTGGAATCATCCAACAGCGCAATCGGAATCTTGGTCAAAGTCACGCCGTAGATCCCGATTACCTGTGATCCCAGCGAAGATCCTTTGTCATCATTGGTGAGCTGGAAATTTATCAGCGGGAATCTGCCTGTGCGCTTGTATTCCATCAGAATTTTTAAAAAGGCCGGAGTTCCATAATACACCGTTGCAGTGCCGGAATATTTCAGCCCTTTCACCTTTGTCTGGTCTACAACAGATCCGACAACCGGGAATTCGTCCGTTTGAACCTCGGCGCTACTTTCAAATTTTTTCATACCAAACAATTCAATGTTCTGCCCATCCACCACCATAAAGCCTTTTCCGGCTTTACCGTTTATGGCGTCCTGGGCCAGTAAATATCCCATATGCTACCCTCCTTACTTCGCTGTTTCAGTATTCGCAGATACCGTAACCAACATATAAATCTTCTCAATGCTGTCCACCGGCTGAATATTCACGCCAATCAGCACCGCATCAATACTGTTTCCAGCCTCTACCGTCACATCCTCTGCTGTAAAGTTCTGAATCCCCCCATTGGCCTGCATATCATTCAGATAGCCTACAATCCAGCCTTTCAGCAGGCTCCGTCCGGTTTCATCATTATTTACTTTACCAATGAAATAATTGCTGAAGTGCTCATACACATCATTGCAAAACTGATTCAGCACCCGCATCACACGGTTTTTGGAATACTCCTCGCCCTTATCAACGGAAAAACTGGTAAATGTGTTGATATCTGTGCATACCTTTACTTTGTCGAACGTATCAATAAAGACGATTTCCCCCGCCTGGATCGCTGCTTCAATCTGCGTATCCGTCAACTTCGGGCTGGCTTCGATTGCATTAGGATACCGGGAATAGGTCAGGGACTGATTATACAGCGCTCCTGCCTCTGCCCCGCCCAGCCACCAAGTAGCTTTCTTGGCGTCCAGCACAGTACCATCATCCAACTTTACGCCGTTGTTGACTGAGATCACCCATTCGCTGTTGGAAGCCTGGGAATTTGCCATAACGGCCTGGCATTTTAACCCTATGTTATTTGATACACGCTTTACAAAAGCCGCAACCGCCTGAATCGTAGTCTGGTCCTCGCCGTCATAAACCAGCACATCGAATTTGTACGGTTCCATTGCCGTAAGCCAAGCTGCGTAATCTGCCGTGGATACAGCAGGATCTTTCCCCCCTGCCAGTGTTTTACCTGCTGTGGCAGCAAGCTCCCCGGATCCACTGAATGTAACCCAGGCGTTACCAGCGAGATCCTCCGCCTTTTTTGCGGTCTGTTGATCTCTTATAAATCCATCAACCACAGTTGCAACCTGGAATGTGGTTTCCTCATCTGGATCAGCGGATATCACAATCGCAATATCATTCCCCCGCACGCCGTCATAGACTGCAGTTGCTGTCAGAGCCCCGGTTGTAGCTGTTGCCTTTGTTCCTCCAGATCCCGTTGGCCGATACAGAAAAATCTTTGAAGGCCCTGCCGTAGTATCGCTTCCTTTCATCATTTCCCGAAGGAACATAGCCTTCTCGTTTGTGATATCATAGCCAATATATGGCGTCAGATCTTCTCCGGGGATAATTGTCTGCACGATTCCTGATGGCCCCCATGAAAGGGGTTCAGCAATCGCCACAATTCCCCGTGTTCCAATGTTTGCCCGGACATTGCCCTGTGACTTGGTGTTGATATATACACCGGGCTGAACCTTGTTCTGGCTTTTCCATGTGCCTCCTGCCATAGTTAATTTCCTCCTTTCAATTCTGCGTCCAGAAGCTTTTTCGCTTCATCAATTGTATATTCCGGTTTTGTCAGGATCACCCTGGCAAAATCCCGCTGATACCCGGTCAGATGCTTACTTTTCAGCAGCTTATCTGTTGGGTACCTCTGGCTGTTTGTTTTGTGCGACGTCGCAACAACGGTTTTAGGCACTGCCCTTTTAGCTGTCGTCTTTGATGCCATAATGCTCCTCCATTTCCTGCATTGGATTTTCTTTCTCCGGCAGCCGCACCCGTTCCTTGATGTGAAACTGATAATGCAGCTCCCCATCCTCCGTCTGCCACTGCCTCTCATACGTTCGGATCCACGCCGTCTCACCACCCCCATCCGAATAAGGGAACAGTTCCAGCGCCATATCCAGATAATCCGCAATCTGGAGCATCTCGGTGTTGGCATTGACGATATTGCGTTCCTGAACAAACACAATATCCACGCCCAGATCACGCAGGAACCGGTCTCCCACCTGCCCTTCTATGGTGGAAGGCATAAAGAAAATAAAAAAACAGGGCGGCTCTGTTCCCTGCGGATTCGGATTTTCGTATACGGGATAATCTGGATACTGAGAGGCAAGGACACCGGCAAGGCTGTTGACAACATTGCTTAGTGTAAAGATCACTTAAACACCTCTCTTACCCGCTTATCAAGTTCTTTGCACAACACATCACGGTATTTTCCGATTGCTTTCTGCTTCATGTATTTTCCTTTTACATAGGTGGTCTTTATTCCGACCATAAGACCGCCGGAACCATCCGGGGATCGTTCCAGTAAAGAGCCATTCTTAATCAACCCCGGTACAAAATGTTTATCCACCCGGTGACCATCATTCACATAGGAGGCGTACTGCATATTGTTATTCAATTCTGTCCGTACACTTCCACCCGTGCTTATCGGAGTTGTCACACTATCGGTTTCCCAATGCTGCGCCATCTCCCCCGACCGTATATTCGTTCCGGCAATCGTTCCGTCATTCGGCGGCGTATTCTCAGTTGCCACCCGCACAGCGGCAATGGTGGCTCCTTCTGCCACCTCTGCCATGATCTCAGGAACATTCTCTCCAGCCCTGCGCAGCTCAGCCAGACGTTTTCTCATTTGTGCTCCAAAGCTTGACATATAATCACCTCACAATGTTGTCTTTCAGCAGGCCGACCTCCATATGTTCCAATCCGGTAAGCGCTCCGCCTACCGGATCATAATATGGGACTGTCCCCCCTGCGATATACCGTTCTGGCTGGTTTGCATGTCCCAATGCTCCGCCGCGGATCACCTGAAGCTCATCCCCCGCCCGGATATCCACCGGCAGATCGCAGGCCAGCTTCTCTTCTGCCCGCTCCCTTGCCGCGTTATCAGCCATCACAGGGCTGTTTTTTTGCGGGCTATATATCCGGCATAGAATCGGAGATACATTTACCTTCTGCCGTTTCTGCCTGGTCACATTCCCATCTTTTACAGCGGTTACTCTGTAGATATCCACGGTATCAGTGTACCATCCGGCAAAAATAGGATTGTCAAATAGCATACATACCTCCCATCCCCACCATACGGGCCATGGTTACCAGTTGAGAGCCGTACTGGGTAGCATTCCAGCTCCCCCACTTTTCAGTTCCCGCCGTCACAGCGCTGTTATCATAGCTAACCGAGGTGTCTCCCATAGCGACCGTCTTGACCACGCCTTTCTGCTCGGCATTGCCTGCTGCCTGTCCGGCATTTTGAGATGCCGGGACATAGGTTTTAAGGTACATAGCTGAGAAATGAGCCACATAAAGCCCTGCGGCATACCTCCACATACTTCCCCAGCGGGACGGCAGCACGCTGTCATTCGCCTGTTCTGCAAACACCTGCAGCATAGATTCCGGCACCAGGCACTTACGCTGAGTCTCTTCGCTCCCAACCGCCTTATACTCCTGACAGAACTGCGGGAAATCCTCCAGGAAAGCAGATATGGTATAGGATCCCTGCTCTCCCGGCTGCGGAACATTTGCCGCTATGGTTTTCGCATTATGAAATGCGTCATTGATTGATCCCATACTATCGCCTCCTTATTTTTTTGAGTTTCTCTTTCCGGCAGCCTTTTCATCTTCCTCTGCAAGATCTTCTTTTGCATCCGGGCGGATATCTGCTGTGTCTGCCTTATCCGCAGCAGCCTCATCCGCAGCCTCTAACTGTTTATCCTTACTTCCCTGAGGCGTTGCAATCATACCAGACTGAACTGCGGCCTGGATGAGCCAGTGGTCGGCTATATCCTCGGGAATCTCTCCGATATAATCTTTGGGAATCACATATGAATCACTGTTTTCCCGTGGAATAAGGAACTTGTTTTTTGACAAGATAAACATCCTTCACTACCTCCCTTAAATTCCGTCTACATACAGCATGGTCTGATCGTAAAATACCTCGGTTTCAGACACGTTTGCCGCATACGCTGTGTCATAGCAGAACTGCTCTGTGTTCGGCCCTGTCATGGCACGGGTCAGCGGAGCCAGCTCATCCATAGCAAGATACCGCTCCTTATTGCAGTACACTGCCATTCGATCCTTTTTTCCGGCTCCTGCGCCCTTACACCAAGATGTTGCGCCGATGAAGAGATCTACGCCATTCTGCTTTGCCACATTGTTTTCCAGGAGGAATGAAAGGATTGTCTTTTCTGCAAGATCACTCACCCGTGTAACTGCCAGATAGTTGAACTGCTCATACGGCATGATGATATGATTAGGAATTGCGTCCCGGTCATACTCTGCCGCCGCCCAGGCTGCCAGAACCGCCGCATTGATATCATCCAGGATCTGGTCCGGTGTCTTGCTTTTGAAAGTTGTACCGTTAGATGCCCCGGTAGACGCTGCACTGGTAATCGTTACATCCGCATGGTTTAACAGGCCAGTTGTTCCAAAGCGCTTAAAACCAACATATGTATTCTCTTCCATGTGCTTGTCATATGTCAAACGCAGGCCATCCCGCAGCAGGCTGTCCAGGTTGCGCCCGATCATATTGCCCCGCTGCATATCGATCCACATAACACGGGTACCCATTGCTACCATGTGGGTTTTATACAATCCTTTCTCAAAATTCGCCTGGATCACAGGGATACCGTTTGCTCCCCCTGCATGATGCAGGTTGTCTCCGGAGCCTCCGGCCGTACCATATCCTACCTGCATGGCACTTACAAACTCAGCCCAGCCGCCGCCTACCCGTACAGGGATGTCTCTGGCATAAGTAAGACTGGTCAGAGGTGTCCTTACCATCATGTCTCTTTTTTCAAGTTCCGATGTTAAAAATGCCTGGCCGGAAGCAATTCCGGCAGCATCCATGGCGATGCGGCCAGCATTGCCGCCAGTGGCAACTCCACCGGCGCCTCTCGCCACCTGCACGCCTAAATCCATTGTACCTACGTTCTGAAATGCCATTTTGATCCTCCTTATGCGTTGATCATTGTTAAAATACTCAGTTCTGCCACGCCGTTTGCATCGGCGCTGCCTCTCCACTGAGCATTTGTCAGTTCTACTGTGTTGGCGGTGTCAGCCTCTGCCTCAAATCCTCCCACCTTGGCGTTGGGGTAACTTTCGTTCGCTTTCGTCCGGACATACACCTTTCCGCCAATGGCAGGGGTACCTTTCTGGCAGATCACATTGATGCGGCCGCGCTTGAATACGGGCACGGCCTCTCCCGGCTGGTATTCTCCCGTATTCTGGCTCTGGTAGTCCGTGGCGGATTTAATCTCCCTGGCTGCCACGCCTACAAACTTATCTGCTGTGCCATCAGCCCCAAAGGGAACCACCGCTCCCGCCGTGCCGTATATCAGGGCCTGCCCGAAGACTATGGCTTCATCTCCTTCCAACGGATGGGAATCCACTACCATATCAGGCTGCCTTGAATAACTTCCGGCATATCCGTGGGGCATTGTCTTTCCGATTGTCTGTCCTCTCATTACTGTGCACCTCCATTCTTGTGCGGGTTCATTTTGTCGTAAGCGCTCTGCAATACACTTAAATCCGCAGCTGGTTTATGATCCGCTGCGTTCTGAGCATTGTGCCGGGCTGCCTTCATAAGCTTTGCGATATCTCCATCAGCGCCTGAGCCTGTCACACAGGCAATCAGCGCATCAGATACGGCCTTGCGTTCCTTCTCATCTTTGATAGCGGCTACGGCGGGCCTTGCAGCCTTTAAAAGAGCAGCAGCCAGAGCTTTATCCACAGCCGGAGCCTTTTTATCATCTTCCTCCGCAGGTACGACTTTGGCTTCTTTCTTTCCCTCTCCCTCTTCCTTTTCTCCTTCCAGCTTCTTGATGGCTGCATCCATGGGATCCTCTTCCGGCTTTTCCTTTTCCGCTTCATCAAACAGGCTTAACAGCTTGTCTACCTTCTGATCCAGGGCAGTGAAGAAAGCGGCATCCTGTACCGTATGAGTGGTATCGACATTCCCCTCTTTTCCCGGCTCTCCTCCATCTCCTGCCCCGGTATTCTCTTCCCCGAACGCATCTGCCGCATCCATAGCCAGCTGTTCGATCTCTTCCGGGCTTTTATCCTTTACGGCCTGCCCGAAGAGCTTAAAAAATAACCCATTCTTTTTCATTGCTTTCCTTTCCGGCCGTTTGGCCTGATCTTTGTTAGTTGTATTTGAATCTAAAATTGCGGCCCGCTTCCCGGCTCTTCCCCGGTTCACGACCGCAATGTGATTCCCCCGTATATTCTTTTGGATAAATGCACCAGATCCATCTGCAACATATTCGCACTCATAGCCACAACTGATCTCCCGCTTTCCTCGTTGGATCGCGTCAATCAGTCCCCGGTCATGGATATGCAGATCCGCAATTACATACCCTTCCCATTCACCAGTTCCCTTCCGTATGTTCTGAGCATGGCCTTTTTCATACATACTCGCTGTGTCCGGGGTAAGAAGCTCCGGCGGATGGTCATCTGTAGCCGGTTTCCCTTCAAAGCTTGCAAGGGCCGCATCAGAAAACACTTCCTCCGGAGACCGATGGACAACAACTACTCTTTCCGCATCATCCCCAGAAAGCCCCAGCTCCCGCCCCAGATATTCCTGATCGCCAGTACGGGCAATCGGGACATTCCTGCAAATCAAAAAGCCCTCGCCAGTTTCAATCTGATTAGGGCTTACGGTGTATCCATAATATGCAAGCATCTTTCTGTTTCCTTTCTACGTTTCCTGCATCTCTTCACATATCCTCCATAAGGGCCATGACAGCGGCGCAAATGCTTTCGGTACTGATGTTCACTGCCAGGCTTTGCCCGACAAAAGAACCGTTTCAGGCATTTTAACAATTTATCTATCATTTTGACCTTTCTGTTGCGACATCGCAACCTTAAAAATTGGGTATAAAAATACCACCGGCCATTACTGACTGGTGGTATTTTCTCTTCAAACGTTACAACTCACTATATGGACACTTTTCACAAATCTTTCTTGCCGTGTCAATCTCTTCTATCTCAGACAGCTCCGGAACAGAAGACACCTTGAAACTGCGATTTAAACACATCAGAGACTCATAGCAAAGATCTGACGGAATCACTCGCTTATACACAGGACAATAATGGTCTGATTCATAATCTAAATCATACGCCATGCTTTCTCAACGCCTCCAATATCTTCACAATCTCATCGTCGAAGTCTGCTCTTTTCCACGCTGTTTTATAGATCCAGTCCTCTCCCGATTTCACAACAGCAGAACATCCCTGGGCACTGCAAAACAGCTGCCGTTTTCCTCCCCATTGAACAAACATCGCTTTCGCATTTTTAATATATGAACGTATATCGTCATCGGAAATCTGGCGCTCTAACATCCGATTCATAATATGATAAGGATCATGTTTTCCTTCTGGGAGAATAAACGCCTGTTTAGGAACAGGTGGTAAAAGAATTCCTTTTTTAATCCCAAGCTTTTTTAATTCCTCACCAGCTTCATAAAATTTCTTATTGCTGGTTGGATATTTGCTCAGATACTCCTTTAATCCTTTTACATAGCTCCATCTCTCCTTATCATTATACTTCATTTCCTGGAATTTTGCAAAATCCTTTGGAACTTCGCTGCCAAGCGCTGCCCTGTACTCCCTATGCTGCCTCACGTCCCGCAAAAGCCGCTGCCGGTTGCGTTCCTTATCCCGGTAGGCTGCGATCTGCTTCTTTGTTCGCGGGTCACGATTGATAGGATTCGTTTCAGGATTGGAAAAATCTTTATCCCGTTGGATCTGTTTATCCGTTTTCCCTATAGTCGTATATTTAACCACGCTATGCCGACAATTCGGGTGAATATTCAAATACGTGTTGGTGAGGTCATCTGAACCGTCCGGATCTACTTTTCCAAAAGCCAGAGACAGCGGCGGGTAATCCGGATCCAACCCACTTTTACTATATACCCGTCCTTCCAACGGAGCACACACCGGGCAGGTGCTTCCAACCTTTACAATCTGGTAGAGGTCGTGAGCGTCCCTGGTGAGAATGGCCGCTACCTCCGCCTGATGAGCGGTTGTGCGGACAGCCATATTTCCATAACTCTGCAAGGACCATTTGCGCCCCGCTTTATCTACAAAGGCAGTGATCCCCTTATTCTGCATCTCCTGTACCATGGCCTGACTGCTGTTGAGCCACGGGCTGCCTGCTGCTTCCTGGCGTAAAACCTGCTTAAGCGCAGTTTCCCGGAAGGGGTCTGCTTCCAACCTTGCAATCGTGTAGACCGTCTGCACGCTTCTATAAACGGTTTCCGATGCTTCAGTGATCTCCCCAAGCAGATTATTGGCTAACTGTTGAATAACAGCCGTCTGGGGCGCTGATAACGACCCTGTCAGCGTCCGGGCATTAGAATACCCTGCAGCGTCCTTGTCCGAATGATAAAATATCTTTTCGATCATTGTCGGCACATACGCCCAGGATTCATCTACCATACTCTGTAGGATCCGCTGGATCCGTTCCAGGGCGGCCACCTCTGCATAGTCCACATGGCCCGCCCCGCGTTTACGGTTAATCACATTTATGATTTCCCTCTCTGTCCGCAAAAACAGCATACGCATAAAAGCCGTCACATCTGCCCGATCTGGCGGGAGGATCTTCATCCGTGCTGTCATTCAGGTATATCCTCCCCGCTCTCGTCATCCGGCTCACGTGGCAGTTCCAGCCCCATCATAGGATCCCGCATGGCCTTAAAATCACTATAGGTCTGCCCTCTTCCCGCCTCAATACTTTCATCCGTGATCGCTCCAAACATTCCGGTTTCTTCCGTCAGCATCTGGAGTTCCTGCTGCGCCGTGGCAGAATCGATCAGGTCATTCTGGTACACTGCCAGCACTGTATTTGCCTTGCGTTCGGCGATTTCTGCCGTCTCCCTGGCGTCCGGAGTCTGCATCGGCGGGAAGTCAATCTCCAGATCGTCCGGTATCTGCCCCCAAGCTGACAATGCCATAACAGGCAGTAATCTTTCAATGATCGCCCGTAAGTCCGTCTCTCGCAGACCATCTATGTAATCGTAATAATTGCGCATATCGGATTCTCCGGTAGAATTCATTCCGGCCGGGGATCGCCCAAACAGCTTAGTCACCGGTGTCCTGGCTGCACCCGCCACATCCATCATTACGCGGTCATATACATCTGCCAGACCTGTAAAAGTATATTGGACATTATGCATGGCATCGCCTTTGTTAATAATGCGGGTGCCAAAGTTACTCTCCATGATTGCCTGGGTCTGCATCAAATTCCAGAACCGGCGCTGCATCTCTGTATTGGCCGTCCCCAGAAGCTGATCCAGGCCATCCGCCTCCAGATAATTGATGTTGGCCCGGAAGGTCAGGGCTGCAATATTGCCAGATACATTGTCCCGTTTGACGATCTCACTGTATATCGCTTCCAGTTCCGATTCCCCCCAATACTGCTCCGACACTTGTTCCAGCCACGGAAGCTCCCGGCCGATAAAACGGACTACTCTGCTGTGATGCACCCGCACAGCTGTTTGACCGGTAATCTCATCCCGGATAATATAATAATCCGGCAGCCCAAAATCAGGATCTGATGGATCCGATACAACATCACTTTCCGGGTATACGCCGCTCCACCGGTCCAGGATCTGCAACCCCAGGAAACTGCCCGGCATCACGCTGTCCAAATCCAGCGGATGAGACATATCGTTCTGACCTTTGATCAGGAGAATCCCCACCGCCCCGCCATACAGACGCCCCCAGCACAGCCCTGTCAGCAGTTTCTTTCGCAGCTGGGTTGTTCGTTCCAGCCGGGCCATCTGGTCTATGTATTCCGGGGCGATACCGGACTTAATCTCGTACCATTTGCGGATCATATCGTTTGGAATGATGGATACAATGTTCTGGACAATCCAGTTATCGCGATAAAGGCTGGTAAGTAACTGATAATTCTGGGTCATGCGGGTCAGAGGGTACTCAGTAGCCTGTAAAAGATCCATAGTTCCGAACCCTATCCGGGCCGCAGGATTAGAAAAGGCATCCATCGCAACAACAGGTTCCTGCGCTGTATCTGCCCGCGTGCGGCGAGCCGCTCTCTTCTTTGACATTGTAACAATCTCCTTACTGTGAATCCATCTGCTCTTTCAATATGTCTTTCAGTTTATCGGCTATCTCCAAAACCGACATTTCGCCTGTTGGATCGAGGCTTACTCTAATATCTGGAGATAATGTGATTGATACCTTTCCTGTATCATCTGATGCAGGGTGAAAGATCTCCAGCATCTCTTGATCTCCGCACCTGGAATATGTGATACGCTCATAACCGTAAGGGATATCGTTCTTATCTTCTTTATTCATGCTGCTATCCTCCATTTCGGCAATTTTGTTTTACAGTAGTACCGGAGCGCATCCGGCCCGTGATCCTTCTGCTTTACCGGCTTCTCTTCGCCTCGCTCCGCTGCTTTTTCATCCCAGACATAAGACTGCATTTCCGCGATCAGGCCCTTACACTTCCGATTGATCCGGATATTCCGCTTTGCCAATAGCGTGGATACAATCCGGATCCCGTCTACCACTTCGTTGTCAGCCGGTTTCACATAAAATCCACGCCCCTGCAACTCCGCAATAAAAGAGGCGGCAGAGGGATCTACGATAATCTCGCACTGTTCTTCCGGCCTGCTCCCCATAAACTCTGTCATATCATCCGCATACTGGGCGTCGGTTCTCTGCGGGTTAGGGCTGCGTCTGGCTTCTTCCGAGCGGCTGTCCCACCGGTATTCCCGGTCAACCCACAACGTTTGACCATCATCCCAGATGTCCAAGAATACACACGGGTTTGTAGTACCATAATCCACGGAAATACTTCTGATCGCTGTACTTTTCAGACCCTTCGGACACTGATCGTCCGTGTACAGATTGGCATCTGCAAACATGGTATAGATCAGGCCCTCAGCAGCTTTCCACAAGCCCTTGATGTAGCGCAGATAAAATACACCGGCGTACATACTGCGGTACTTCGCTTTGATATCTTTAGACAGGCTTAAATTATCGTCCATGGTAAAATGCAAATACAGGAGTTTTTTCTTCCGGCACTTATCGATCCAGTTAAGCTTAAACCAATGCATCGGCCCCGCTGGATTGCAGTTAAACCAAAACTTCCGGCCCTCAACAGAACACCGGCCTGTGGCCTGGTTGACGAAACTCTCCGGCATTAGTGCTACCTCGTCGAAAAAGGCTCCCGCCGCCGTGATACCCTGCACCAGATCCTGGGAGCCCTCGTCTTTTCCGCCAAAGATGAAAAAATAATTTGTCTTACCTTTTTTTGTGACCTCCAGCATATTGGGAAGATCTCCAGATATGTGATAGTCCCAGCGGTATCCCCGGCTGGTAAGCATCAGCTTAAGATTCTGCAGCACGTTGCGCTTGAAAGAGCTGATCGTCTTTCCGGCCATGATAAAATTCTGTCCGTCATGCCGTTCCATGGCCCACATCACGTAGGACAATGACATACTCACTGTCTTTCCTGATCGGATCGCACCGTCCGCGATGATCCCATCCTTATCCTTCACGGGACTGGAATCTGCCCACCAGGTAAAAACCTGACGCTGTTTCCGAGAGAACTTCTGAAACTTAAATATCGGCCGTTTCTTCTTCATTGTCCAAATCCTCTGTTTCTTCTTCATCATCTACAGAATCAGACCAGTCATCCTCAACCGCGCTGTTAAATGCATCAATGAACCCGTCATCCTCCGGCTCTTCCTCATCGCCCTGACCGGTCTTTGCCTTGGCCGCCGCCGTCCTGATCTTCTGTTCCTCCAGATCCTCTTCTGACTTGGTAGTCTGGCCCAAAGTGTCACGGATGGCGATATAGGCTTTCACATTGCCCGCCAGCGCTTCCCGGATGATAGCAGCATTGACTGCCGATTCCAGTGTGCTGTCTAGGCCCAAAGCATTCAGCAGAGGCGTCCATTCTGGACTATCTATCTCAGCTGTGAGGAGAGCATTCAGCGTCTTTCGGAAGTCGGCCTTCTTGCGTCGGGACTCCCCTGATGCTTTTCCGCCTCTGCGACCGTATTCTCTCGCTTCCCTCACGCTTCGTTTGTTAAAAGGGATTAAGTTTTCATTGTTTGCCATCACCTCACCTTCCTATCTGGCTATCCTCTCCACAAAAGGAGGCCCCGGTCGCCCTAAGTTTCAGACGCCGGGAAATCAGTAAGGAAAAGGGCCACCGCCTCCGGTAAGCCCAATTCTTA